ATAAAAGATTTAGGTAAATAAGACATATTTATAATAGTAAACGTGTATAATGAAGATAAAACATTCAAAATACCGCAATACCGGTTTAATATTTGAGCTCCTGATAAAACAGATAGCATCAGATACTCTTAATAATAGAGATTCTGCAGCTGTAAAAATTATCAAAAAGCACTTTACCGGTAAAACTGCGTTAGTCCGAGAATTTAAACTGTACGAATTTATAGTTAAAAATAGACAGATAGCGCAATCAAAAGCGGAAACAATACTTTCAACGATAACTGAGATTTCTAGGAAATTAGATCAATCCTTGCTCAAAAAGCAGAAATATGCCTTAATCTCAGATATAAAGGAGAACTATAACTCTGAAGATTTTTTTGCTATACAGACCCCAGATTACAAAGCACTAGCATCCTTATACTGTCTATTAGAAGCACAGAACAATGATAATATTGTTGATCCTCAACATTTAGTCAATTATAAATCAACTCTATTAGAGCACCTAACTACTCAAAAGCAAAATGCAGGAGATGTTAAGGAGACTTTGATTGAAGAATACTCTAAGTACGATAAAGATCTTAAACTATTAACATTTAAAATTCTATTAGAGAAATTTAACGATAGATATAAAGATTTACTTCCTGAACAAAGAAATATTTTAAAAGAGTTCATAACATCAGTTAACTCACAAACACGTTTACGAAACCTAGTTAACGAAGAACTAACTAAAATATCTAACTCTGTTTACAAGCTTACAGAGAGAGTTAAAGATGATGTAGTAAAAATTAAACTAGAAGAAGTAGTTAAATCTATTAAACCCCTATCTAATAAAGAAAGAATAAAAGACAATCATCTAGTTAATTTAATGCAGTATTATGATTTAGTAAATGAATTAAATTCTCTTTGATGAAAAAATCAGAATTAATTTCACTAGTAAAAGAAGTAATGCTTGAATTAGACGAAGCTAACACTACTCAAACTGGTGGTAGCGGGTTTACAGCAGGACAAGGTGAAACATATGCTACTCCTAGTTTTTTAGGAAAAGCAGTTCGAGCAAAAAAAACATTAAAGAAACAAGGATATAAAGAAGTATAATGAGACAAGTCACTGTAACAGAAAAATATAGAGCCGTCAACGAAGGTCAGTTGGCAAAAGGAGAGTTTGTAAGACAAATGCGTCTTGCATTTCCCAGTTTGATTAACCAATTTAACGGATATGACGACTCAGTATCTATTCTTAGAACTAAAGGACTTCTTTTTGAAGATCATTCTGAAGCTCTACCTAATCAAGTATCCGATGATTCCCTTCGCAGAGCTCTAGATATCGAAATCGCTGCATTAGGTCACGACCCAGTTACCTGTGATGATGGAGAAGTACAAGCTAAAGCTAGAGCTAAAGCATTATCTAATCTTAAAAAAGACCCTCTACACTATTATAACCTTTTAGCTAAAGAATCATCTAAAGTTGATAAGAACGATAAGATGAAAGAAACTAAAAGAGGAAAGCTTGAAAAAGATACTTTTAACGATATGAAAAAAGCTACGTTAAAAGAAAGAAAAGAAAACTTAGTTGAAGGTACTAGAGCGCTGGTTGGATATTTAGCCGGTGACACTCTTACTACTACATACAATCATTATGATGGTTATCCTTCTAATTTAGGAGCAGGCTTAGAAGCTCATTATAACGATGATGAAAAAGCTAAAGATATAGCAATGAAAGGCTACATCACTTACCTTAACCCTGAAACAGGAGAAGTAGAATCTACTCATAAAGATCCAGCTCAAAAAATCAAACTACCTTCTGAAGATGAAGATATGGCTAGAGAGATTGCTGATGCTATTAATAGTATGGGCGGTGATTTTGGATACATTTGGGATGATAGATCTAATAGATGGATCACTATTAAAAACACAGGTACTCGTTCAATGATTGATCAAATCTCTTCTAAGTTAGGAGACTACGCAGAAGTCCAGGAAGCTGATTTAGACGAAACTGAAGAAGAGTATCTTGAAAAAAGAGACGCTGCTATCAAACAAGCAATGGGTAAAGATGTAGATGAAGTAGATTCATCTCTAGACCCATACGAAGATAAAAAAGTAATTGTTCAGCAAGTAATTGATTTACTTAAAACTGAAAAAGGAGCAGGTAATGAAGTTATTAAAGACTTTATTAAAACCCATTATGAGGATATTATTAACCTTAGAGATGATCAGGCTATCTTAGATGAATTTGAACAATTCTTATCTGTAAACTACGATGCACCTTCCGACTTTATGAATGAGGAAAAAGAACTCGACGATGTATACGGCGATGGTGATGTAGTAGTTAATATTTCCGGTATGTCCCCAGGTATGAAAGCTGTTTGGGAAATAGAGAAAGAAATATCTGAATTCGGCGATTCAAATGATGCTCAGTTGGTTGTTGATAATATGATTGAGATCAACTCAGAAGAACATTTAATATCGTACCTAGAAGAGAGAGACATCGATACCCAGACAATAGTACATATGGTTAAAGCATATAACAGTGCTTCAGTCAATGAAAAAGACGGCTATAACACAGACCCTAATACTACTATGCACATAGATGATGAAGAGTGGGAAAAAGAAATGGGAAGAGGTGTTAAAGAAGAAAAAGCCGATAAAGATCACGACGGTGACGGAGAAGTAGAGTCTAAAGAAGACGAGTATAAAGGCGTTAAAGATAAAGCCATCAAGAAAGCGATGGGTAAAAAATCTAACGTTAACGAAGCAGTAAAAAATATTATTTCTAAGATTTTAGAAGAGCAACTAGTAAACGAAGCAGCTACTAATGACTTAGCTAAAATAGCAGCAGAATACGGAGATTACGAAGGGCTTAAACCAGCCGTTATTGCATTGGAAAATGTTGTAACAGAGATAGAATCTTTCTATGATAAGACAAGAAGTAAGATCCAAAAGATCTATAACGATTTAGGTGAGATTAAAAATGAAGAAGGTTTAAAAGTAGGAGCATTCATTGCACCTTCTATTGAAAATGCTTTCAAGAGAGATTTAAGACCTATTACTAAACAGCAATTTCACGGAGGCTTAGAAATGCCTAAAGTAAAACGTATTTCTCAAGATGATATCGATAGAGGATATGTTCAACAAGAAGCTCCTAAACAAACAGTATATACTCCAGTACAGGAAAATAAAAAGAAATAATATGGCACAATTACTAGTAGACGTTACGCCGTTTAGACCCACCATTAAGGAGTCGAAATCCAAACCTGGAGTATTCGAAGTGGAGGGTGTAATGCAAAGAGCATCAGCAGAAAATCAAAACGGTAGGGTCTATAATAAAGAACTTCTAGAAAGAGAAGCTCAAAAATACGTTAATGAGTTTGTAAAGAAAGGAAATGCCTTTGGAGAACTTGATCACCCTGAATCTCCTGTAGTATCATTAAAGAATGCATCTCATATAGTAAAAGAGCTATATTGGAAGGGAGACGACTTAATGGGTAAAGTTGAACTACTCAACACACCTGCTGGCAATATCGTAAAAGAAATAATTAAAGCAGGACATACTATTGGAATCTCCTCTAGAGGTACCGGTTCAGTTCAGCAAACAAATGAAGGGCATTTAGAGGTACAAGATGATTTCGAACTAGTATGTTGGGATTTTGTATCTAATCCTTCTACTCACGGTGCTTTTATGAATCCTATAGCCTTACAAGAAGGTAAAATAAAAGTTTCTAAATATACTAACCTAGACTCTATTATAAACGATATATTGAGAGCATAATGCAACTATCTAATTTAATTTTAGAGGGTGCCGAAAGTCAAATGGCTGCACAATTAAAAGCAGCATTTGATGCCGAACTCAAAGACGGTGAAATAAACGAACTTTTAGATCCGGTTTCTATATTAGGTTGGGCATTAACAGCAAATACTGTATTAGACGTTTTAGGTAAGTATGCTGCAATAGCTTTACGTAAAATGAATTTAAATAAAGCTGCAGATAAAGCTGACGCCATACACAACTGGGCTCATGCAAACGAAAAATCAGTAGTCAACGTAGTTGCTACAGTTATTAAACCTTTCGTAAAAGACCCAGAAAAACGTCAAACTATAGCAAAAGGATTATTTATCGCTATGTTAGCTGCATTTGGTATACAGGCAGGTATAGGTGCTTTAAAAGCTATTAGAGGTGCAAATATAGGTTCTGCTGCACTATCTATGACCAAGACAGCACTCAAAGGAAGAGATATAGCAGTAGTAGGAAAAGAAATACTTAAAGCAGTAAGTTAGTTTTCGTAAACAGTATATATTTATATACAAATATACAGTTCCTTATACTGTATTAATTATTACATTTTTCTATTGTAGTTTATAATAACTACAGAAATCAAACAATTTATTTATAATGGCAAACAAAGATTTATTTAAGCAAGCTATTGCTGAAGCAAAATCTGTACGTGAAGCCGCTATTGCTAACGCTAAAGAAGCTTTAGAAGAGTCTTTAACTCCTCATCTAAAAGACATGTTAGCTGCTAAACTTCAAGAGATGGAAGATTCATCTGTAGAAGAAGAAGTAGTAAACGAAGTCGAAGATGATGTAGATGAAGCAAAATCTAAAGACCACGACGAAGTGGACGAAGCTAAAGACGACAAAAAAGACGAAGCAATAGAGGAAAGCGACGGATTAACTTCAATTACAGCTGAAGCTGATGAAGACGAAGCAGAGGATGATTCAGAAGAATCTGAAGACGATGCTGAAGACGCTATGGAAGTCCCCGCTGACGATACAGATGGCGAGGATGCACCAGAAGGTGACGAAGATCTAAAAGATCTTTCTGTTGACCAATTCAAAGATATGATTAGAGACATTATTGCTCAAGAAGTAGGCGGAGACGCTGCTGCTGACGATATGGACGCTGGTGATATTGAAGGAATGGGAGACGAACCAGAATTAGAAGAACCTGGTATGGAACCTGAAATGGGAGCTGAAGAAGACGAAATCGATCTAGATGAACTTATCCGTGAGTTAGAAAGTGTTACTGAAGGTGACAAAGAAGACGATATGGAAGAAGGTAAGAAAGACGACGAAGATACAATGGAAGAAGCTACCGAAGGGCCAGCTGCTAACGAAGTACCTTCAACCCCAGAAACGAAAGAAAAAAATATTAACAGAGTAGTAAAAGAAGAATCAACAGATTTGGAAGCTGCTTTAGAAACTATTGAAACTCTAAAATCAGAGCTAAATGAAGTAAATATTCTAAACGCTAAGCTTTTATATGTAAATAAAATCTTTAAAGCTCAAAATCTTTCAGAATCTCAAAAAGTAAATGTAATCGCTGCATTCGATAAAGCTGAAACCGTAAAAGAGGTTAAGTTAGTATTCGAAACTGTAGTAGATAACGTTGGTACTAAAAAAGAGACTACTATAAAAGAACACAAAGGATCTGCATCTAAAGCAACTGGTACTACGGCTAGTAACCCAGGGGTAATTGCAGAAGCATCTGATGCTGTTCGTAGAATGCAAAAACTAGCTGGAATTATTTAATATTATTTTTAAAATTTAAACATGGAAATTAATAACCTATTAGAAGACGCAAGAGGAGGGTATAAGTCAATGCAGGCTGACTCCGATAGACTTGCGGCAAAATGGCAACAGTCAGGTTTGTTAGAAGGGTTAGATGAGAAAAAAGCTGGTAACATGGCTGTAATCTTAGAAAACCAAGCTAAACAAGTCGTAGCTGAAGCTAACACAAATACACAAGGTGGTGCAGGCTTTACTGCTGGTTCAGGAGAAAACTGGGCAGGAGTAGCTCTACCACTAGTACGTAAGGTATTTGCTCAAATCGTTGCACAAGATTTCGTATCTGTACAACCAATGAGCCTACCTTCAGGACTGGTATTCTATCTAGATTTCAAATATGGCGATGGTCATGGAGGAAGAACAGATGGAGAAAACCTTTACGGTAACGTAACAGAAGGTGGAACTAAAATGGCAAAAGACACTGATCCTTCGGGAGGTCTTTACGGAGCAGGGAAATTTGGATATACTATCAATGATATCTCTTCTTCAATTACTGCTACAACTGCATCTGCAACATCGGCTTCTGTCGGATATGATGCTGATTTAGACCCAGCTGACTTTATCAAAGTAACTCAAGACTTTACAGGATTAAACGCTGATTTACTAGGTGCTCGTGCATTTAGAATCAACTCTGCTTCTGTAGACATTACTAACTACCCAGAGCTTACAACAGTTTCAGGTACGGAAGTAACTTTTGTTATCAAAAGATCAGATGTAGCTAATGTAAGTCATTTAGCAGCATCATTAGTATCTAACTACGGCAAACAGCCACTAGACAACGACAGAGGAGACTTTGAAGCAGCTAGTGATAGAGCAGTAGAAAATCTAAACATTCCTGAAATTGACGTAAAGTTGAGTTCTGAGGCAATTGTTGCTAAGACTAGAAAGTTGAAAGCACAATGGACTCCAGAATTTGCTCAAGATCTTAATGCATACCACAGTATTGATGCTGAGGCTGAATTAACTTCTTTATTGAGTGAATATATTTCAATGGAAATCGATTTAGAGATCTTAGATATGTTGATCTTAGAAGCTAACACAACTGAACGTTGGTCAGCCGAAAACAACAAGAACTGGAACGGAACAGAATGGTCAACAGCTAGCTCTGATTTCTACAACACTCAAGGTCAGTGGTTCCAAACTTTAGGTACGAAAGTACAGAAAGTATCTAACAAGATTCACCAG